GTTGTAGAAGCTGATGCTCATCGCTTGATCCTCCACTGTCAGCGTCGCAGCCTCACGCTGCACTTATAGCATAGCACCCCACAGCCAGAATGCAAGCGCTCGCGCCATGGAATGTTTCTATGCTCGCGATAAGCGGTGCTTATCGCGTGCTGGGCGCGCCCCGCTTATCAGCATATGCCGATATGCTGTGAACGCCGAGCTCGAGCGTGAGCGTCCCGGTATATTCGAATATCGGTGGGTTCGAATATCAGCGGGCTCGAATGTGCCAGCATTCGAACATTCGCATATCAGAATATTAGCGAATCGCCAGTCCCGTATAGATAGCAGCCGTTCACACTCGCACCGGCCTTGCAAGCGCAAGGCGCTCGCACGCGCGGAGCGCGTGCACTTGCGGAACGTTCGCAGCCGCGACAGCCCCGCACGGGGGCGGGGGCCCCCTTTGCGCAGCGCGCGCTGGGTGTCTGACCCCTCCCCGAGCTGCACCCGGGTTGGGAGTGTAGCACACGGTCCCATGCTGTTCCTTGACAGATGCGGGCGCATCTGCTATACTCTGCGCATCAGCAGGGCTGATGTGCTCGCTCTGCGAGCGAGGAGGTCGAAGAGATGCTCGCCGGCTGGAAGACGCTCATCACGAATGGGGTGGTGCTGCTCGCGGCCCTGGCCGCGATGTTCGGGCTGGAGATTGGGGTCGAGGAGCAGGAGGCGATTGTTGCCGGTGCGATGGCGCTCGTCAATATAGGGCTGCGGCTGGTGACCAAGGGCCCGGCCGGCCCCCTTGCCCGCGCTCGCTCTGCGGGCGAGGAGCGGTGAGATGGCCCGCCGAGCAGCTACGCTGCGAGGCCCCTGCGGATTCTTCGCAGCCCTGCTGCTGGTCGCGTTCGCGACCAGCGGGTGTGCGGGGCCCGCTGTGCGCGCCGAGACAGCGCGGCAGCAGCTCGCCGTTGCCGAGGCCCAATACACGGCGGCGGTCCGAACAGCGATTGATCTGTATCGGAACGGTGTGCTCACCCGCGAGCAGGCAGAGCGCCTGCACCCCCTCTTCCTCCGGGCTCGGGCCGCGCTCGACGCCGCCCACGCCGCGCTTCGCGCGGGGGTGCCGCAGGACACCGTCGGCTACCTGCGCGTCACGAACGAGCTGTTGATGCAGATTCGGCAGATGCTGCAAGAGGCGCAGCAGGCTTCGCCTGCCGCCCGCAGAGGAGGTCCCGTATGGGCACCGCAGCGCTCCTCCAAGCTGTGGACCTGATGCTCGCCCTCAACACCTTCGCCCTGCGCGCTATCGAGACCCAGCAGCGCGTTGCGGCGCTCATTAGCGCCGCGCAGCGGGAGGGGCGAGACCTCACCGAGCAGGAGCTGGCCGAGCTTCGCTCGGAGCGCGAGGCGGTCTTCGAGGAATGGAAGAAGATCATTGGGGATCACTGATCCTCTCCGACGTGCGGGAGGGGATGCCTCAGCTCTCCGAGCTGAACGAGCGCCTCGCGGGGCAGGCGCTGCGCGCCTGTCCGGGCTGCGGCCAGATGGGCCTCGTGCAGCACACGGAGTGTGCTGCGTGCGGTCGTGTTCACTCAGTGAACAAGCGCGGGGACAATGCCAGAAGCCTTCGATAGGTGTGTCAGGGGCGGCGGTCGCGTCCGGACGATCAAGGGGCCCAACAAGCGTATGGGCCTGAAGGCTGGCCAGTATCGGCACATATGCTTCCCTAAGGACGGCGGCCACCCCGTGCTCGGCGAGATCAAGGAGAACTCTCTCGAGAAGGCCCTGCGGAAGGGAGGAAAGAGCGGTGGGTAGCCCGCCCGACGCGCTACGCGCCGACGCCCCGGCGGACCGATCGGTGCGCGCGGCTGTCAGCTCTGCTGACAGCAGCAGCAAGGCGGCCCTCTGGGCCGCCCTCCCGGAGCGCGCCCGCTCGGTTCTCTCCCTCTACCTGCGCGGCCTCCCGCTCGCAGACATCGCCCGCGAGCTGGCGCTCGCGGAGGGTGAGATCCTCACCATCCTCGAGAGCGCCCCGGCCCGGCGCTATATCGAGCTGCGCCTACGCGAAGCGGAGAACGAACTTCAGCATCTATTGCCGTCGGCAATAGACGCCGTCCGGGCTGGCCTCTCCCACCTCGAGCCAGAGGTCCGCCTCCGCGCCGCAGATCAGTTCTGGAAGCTCACCGGCCGCTACAAGCAAGATGCGGCCGGAGGCCGCATCAGCGCCGAGGACGTCGTCCAGCAACTCCTCGTGCAGGTCAACATCCACACGCAGCAGCAGGAGGCCCGAGATGCTCCGGACCGCTCCTAGCCCGACCCGCATCACCGCCTCCGGCACGATCGACTCTAGCCGGGGCTTCCTCCACTACGTTGTCCTCACCGCCGGCGACTCCGCCGCCGCGAGCCTGGCGCTCGTAGACGGGAGCAACACAATCCTCACCATCAAGGCTGCTGCCGGCACTACCGAGCACGTTATGCTCCCTAACACCCGCTACAGCAGCCTGTCAGCGACGCTGACCGGCACGGGCGCCGAGGCAACCGTCGGGACCTCAAAGTGACCCCGCAGCGCCTCATCATCGAGACCCTATTCCGCATCGTCGATAAGGAGGGGCGGGACCGCGACTTCCTCCTCAACCCCGTCCAGGCCCGGCTCGACTCGGCCCTCACCGGCCGGGACGTGATCCCGAAGGCCCGCCAGGAAGGCGTCTCCACATACATCCTGGCACGCTTCACCGCCCTCTGCCTCTCACAGAGGAACCGCCGCTGCGTCGTAATCTCGCACGATCGGGAGAGCACCCAGCGCATGCTCGCCAAGGTGCGCTACTTCCTCGAGAACCTGAAGTGCCCCCCGCCCGAGATCTCCAACCTCAGCAAGAACGAGATCGTGTTCTCCCGCACCAACAGCATGTTCTTCATTGGCACAGCAGGCAGCCGCGAGTTCGGCCGGGGCGACACGATCACCAACCTGCACTGCTCCGAAGCCGCCTATTGGCCCAACCCGAAGGATCTGACCGCCGGCCTCTTCCAGGCCGTCCCCCGCGACGGCGAAATCTTCATCGAGAGCACCGGCAACGGCGTCGGCAACTGGTACCATCGCCTCTGCATGCGCGCCCAGCGCGGCGAGTCCCAGTGGCGCCTGCACTTCTTCTCCTGGCTCGATTCCCCCGAGTACGAGCTGGACCTCTCCCCTGCCGAAGAGCAAGAGGTTCTCTCTTCGCTCCGCGAAGAGTGGGAGGAACCCTACCTGGTCGACAAGCTGGGCTTGTCGGCCGGGCGAATAGCCTGGCGCCGCCTCAAGCTCGAGGAGCTTGACTACGACCTCACCCTCTTCAAGCAAGAGTACCCGACAACCCTCGACGAGTGCTTCCAGGCGTCGGGTCGGAGTATCTTCCGATACAAGCTCACCCCAACCGAGGAGTGGGTCCGCACCGAGTACGCCCTATCCGTGCTGCTCGGGCATCCCCGCCCCGACAAGCACTACATTCTCGGGGTTGATACCTCCGCCGGAGTAGGGCAGGACGCCAGTTGCATCCAGGTCCTGTGCCTCGACCCGCTCGAGCAGGTCGCCGAGTGGCTCGACGACCGCGTCGAGCCCGACGTCTTCGCCGGCAAGGTCGCCCTCCTCTCCGAGATGTTCAACAACGCGCCGATCTCCGTCGAGAACAACAACCACGGCGCGCTCGTGATCAACGTACTCCGCAAGGAGTACCCGCACCTGCAGGTCCTGACCAGCCCGTACACGCCCGGCGAGTATGGCATCCGCACGACTGTCCGCACGAAGCCCCTGCTGATCGGGCACCTTCGCAGGCTGCTGAGCCAGGGCGACCTGATCATTCACAGCCAGGAGTTGGCCTCGCAGCTCAGCACCTATATCGAGCACGAGAACGGGAAGCTAGGCGCCGAAGAGGGCTGCCACGACGACGCCGTTATGGCCCTAGCCATGGCCACTGCCCACGTTGAGCGCCTGCGGGCAGCGATGCTGCCCGCTCCTACGGAGCGGCAGGGCCCGAGAGACCCGTTCCTGCTCGACAGTATCCTCGACGAGCTGTCCCGGCGGAACGCTCGCCTCGGCTACCCGGCCCAGGTCCTATGAACAGGAGGGAGACATGCGCATTCTCATCCTGTCCCGCGAGGGGGACGGACTCGGCTTCGCCCAGGCGCTCGCCCGCGAGGGCCACGACGTCCATGTTTGGATCGGCGACAGGCGCGCCAAGCGTGCCGGCGTGGGTATCGTCGGCCGCCCGGCAGCCTGGCGCCCCCTCCTCCCCCAGACCGACCTGATCGTCTGCGATATGGTCGGGTTCGGACACCTCCGCAAGCTCTTCGATAAGCTCGGGAAGCCGGTGATCTCCTGCCACCCGGACTCTGACAGGGCCGAGCTGGACCGCCAGTTCGGCCTGGCGCTGATGCGACTGGCTGGCATTCGCCATCCCCGGACGTGGACCTTCGCGCGTCCCTCGGACGCGCGGGAAGTGCCCTTCCCACCCAAGGGCCTGGTTATCAAGCCCAGCGGGAATAAGAGCACTGCCCTCACCACCGTCAATCGGACGCGCGACCAGTACCTCTGGAATCTCGAGCGGTTGCCCGCCGACCAGCCCCTGATTGTCCAGGAACGCGTCGAGGGTATCGAGATCAGCACGGAGGGATGGTTCAACGGCCACGACTGGGTCCGCCCGTTCAATCATACCTTCGAGGAGAAGCGCCTGATGGACGGCGGGGTCGGCCCGAACACCGGCTGCATGGGCAATGTTGTCTTGGCTGCTGACGACAACAGGATTGTCAAGGAGACAATCCTGAAGCTGACGCCCTTCCTCCGCAAGATCTCCTATCGCGGCCCCGTCGATGTGAACAGTATCGTGAACACGCAAGGCGTGTTCGCTCTCGAGTTCACCATGCGCCCCGGCTACGATGCGATCGAAGCTCTTACAGAGCTTCTCCGGGAACCGCTCGGCACCCTCCTGTTCGAGGTGGCAACAGGGGTGAAGAAGGAGATGGACCTCCCCTCGGATGAGTACGGCATCGCCGTGCGCGTTAGCGTCCCGCCCTGGCCCCACGCCCGCCCGCCTGCGGAGCAGGCGGGCATGCCCCTGCGCTTCCCACGCGAGGCTGGCAAGCATATCTACCTCACCGATGCCTACCTAGAAGGTGGGCAGGCGCGGTATGCCGCCTTCGACGGCGTCATCGCCAAGGTTACGGCCAGGGGGCGGAGCCCGAGCGAGGCCAGGGGCCGTGTGTATCGGACACTGGCGAACATGCGCATCCCAGACGCCCAATACCGCACAGATATCGGCCAGCGCGTCCACAGCAATCTGACACTGCTGCGCAGCATGGGGTACCTCTGATGCTCGGCTATATCCGCAAGCGCCCAGACCTCTCCTTCTGGCAGGAGCAGATCGAGAAGGGCACCGAGTTCCGCAAGCGCTCTGCCAGTGAGGACGACTGGGAGCAGTGGCGTAAATACTACCGCGGGGAGTGGGACCCCTCGGTCTGCCCGACCAACCTCCTCTTCAAGATGATCCGCACTCTGGTCCCGCGCGTGTATTTCCGCAACCCCAGCGTCAGCGTGCGGCCGAGCAAGCCCGGCTTCGAGAGCATTGCCCTCGCCAAGATCGTTGAGCGGATCGACAACCGCCTCATCCGCGAGATGCGCGTCAAGCAGCAGATCAAGCGGATGGTCCAGCACGCCGTCATGTTCGGCACTGGCTTTGGGAAGCTCGGCTTCTCCTCCCAGATCAGCACCGAGCTGGAGGAGGGCGAGAGAACCCGTTTCGAGTACAACAGCCTCGTCCAGGAGGGCTTCCCCTGGTTCATGGCCGCCCACCCGGGCACGATCATCCTGCCCGCCGGCCTCCAGCGTTTCGAGGACACCCCCTGGATCATTCACCACATTCGCAAACCGGTGCAAGAGGTTCTGGAGGATCCGCGCTTCCAGCATAAGGACGAGATCGGCCCCTCCTCGAAGGGTCTGCCCGGGCACGATACCGTAGTGCAGGACTACGTAGAGATGGTTGACCTCTACGAGGTCACCGACAAGCGTACTGGTCGGGTCTTCGTCATCGCCCCACGGGTCACCGACAAGATCCTCCTCGAGGACGAGCACGCGCTTGCGGCACTCGGCCGCCTACCCTTCTACCCTCTCATCTTCAATGAAGATGATGAGAGGTTCTGGGGCATCCCCGATGCGAAGATCCTCGAGCCGCTCGTGCTCGAGATGAACGCCACCAAGACAACCATCCGCAACCACCGGCGCCTGAGCGTCATGCGCATTCTCGCTGGGAAGGGCAGCATCTCCGAGGCGGAGGCGGCCCGCCTCCTTGAGGAGGATGGGCAGCCTGCTGTCATCTGGACACAAGATGTGAACGGGGTGAAGCCGATCCAGCCGGCCGGCATCCCCGAGGACCTGCTCGCCAACTACGAATTCCAGATGCGGGACGTCCGAGAGACCCTCGGCTTCGGGCAGAACCAGTTCGGGGAGTATAAGCCAGGCAGCGGTGATACAACCGCCACCGAGGCGCAGATCGTGGCGATGGCCACCGAAATCCGCATAGACGAGAGGCGGGACATGGTCGCCGACCTTCTCACCGAACTGCTCGAGGACGTCAACAGGCTAATCTTCGATAACTGGACGGGTGAGCAGGTCATCGACCTCGTCGGCCCGGCCGGCATGCGTGTCTGGGTCTCCTTCTCCGGCGACCTCCTGAAGAAAGGTGCGTATAGCATCTCCATCGACCCGGACAGCAGCCTCCCAGAGACGAAGGCCCTGCGGGAGCGCCGCGCCATCCAAGTATACCAACTGCTGCGGCAGGACCCGAACGTCAACCAGGAGGAGTTGACGCGGTATCTGCTGAGGGAGCTGCAGGGCGTGCAGATGGACAACCTGCTGGCGACGCCAGCACCGGGCGTCGGGATGAGCCCCGACCGGCCAATGTCCTTCCAGGAGTTCGTAGAAACCCTGCAGAACGGCGCGAACCTGGGCGTGCCAGTCCCCGGTCAGCCCGACATGGTCTTCGACTTCGACGACGAGGGGAACCTCGTCAGGGTGAAGTGAGATGGCCGCTGACCCGAGCGAGATCAGGCAGCGGATAGCCGAGCAGATCGGGCTCGCAGAGCCCGAGAACCGCGCGCCGCGGCGCGTATTCTTCCGCGGACGCTATCTCGAGTTTCCGCCGGGTACCACGGACGAGCAGATCGAGCAGGCGCTGCGCGCCCCCGCCTCCGAATTCATCAGCGTCTCGGAAGCGCGGGGCGTGCCCGCCCCGTGGCTCGCCGACCTCGTGGAACGCCTGCAAGACGTTCCACTCGCGGACTTCGTCGCTGGCGGCCTGCTAGAAGCCCTACGGAAGAGGGCGCTCGGTATGCAGGTATCGCCGGCTGAGGCTGGCGCTGCCGCGCTCGATATGTTTCCGGGCTTTGCTGGCGTTACTAGGGGTTTGGAATTCTTTACACGTATACGGCCTCTAGGGGACAGGCGCTTGTATAGGGGTGTTGTAGACCCTGCTGAGAGGGAGCGTGCTGTTAGGGAGGGTGTGGTTGAGGGCTACGGCAGTGCCGAGCTGGGGACGCCAGGAACTAGTACCAGTGTTGATCCGCTGGTATCTATGAGACCCGCATTTTCAGGGATACCATACGGGGCTGAGGCTGAGTTAGCCCTAGGCTTGGTGAGGAATGAGATAACCCCATACGATATACCCGTGTTTCGCATTTCCCCTGCTAGGGCTGGGTTCCCTATCCTGGTAGCTGATGTAGACCCTGTCAGCTACTTGGCTAGGCGTCCTATCCCAAGTGCTGGTCCTGGGGTCGCCGCGCTGTCTAAGCCTAACCTGCTATTCAAAGAAGCGGAGGTGTTCTTCCGTAGGGATATACCGGACTTCGTCCAGCCTGTGCTTCGAGCTACACCCTTGGAGAAGGACGAGCTTGTAAAGCTGTTACGGGATAGGGGGGCTATAAAATCCAGGATTAGGGAGGCTAAGGAGCTGTTTTTCTCACCAGGTTTCCCCGAAGTAGCCCGGTACAAGGTATATGAGCCGTCCTCTAAGATCGCCGCTGGTATGCAGTTGTTGAAGGAGGCTGCAGCTAGATCTGAGAGGTATAGAGGGCTCAGGGTAGAGGTATTAGAGGCCTCGGCGGATTTGATCCGTTCCTTGGGAGTTTACGAAGCGCCTAAACGGCTACTGTCTATCCCTCTAGGGGAAGGGCTTACATTTGGTGGGCTGGTCAGCTCTGCAGAGAGGCTCGTTGACAGTTCTACTAGGGTTAGGGATTTGTGGAATGTTATGGGAGCTGCTGACAACCCTATGCAGGCTGTAGAACTGGTAGCTAGCGCCTATAATAAGGACCCTAATGATGTCATTGATACTTTGATTAGGCCCGCTCTGAAAGAAGCCTACAAAGCTTATGACGAATTTGCCCGGACTCTGCGGAAAGTAGATCTTGGGGTAGCGGTCCGTCAGGATACTGGAGAGGATATACGGGAGGCCTACGATGCCTTTGTACGAACTAAGGTGCGTGGGTTGCGGCAAAGAAGAGGAAAGGCTCGTGCGGATCGCGGAGCGCGATAAGCAGGAGTGCCATCGGTGCGGAGCACCGATGCGAGTGATATTCCGGGGCTCCGCCGGCCGCTACCACCCGTTCCCAGAAGGGTGGTGGGAGCACCTAGACACCAAGCCGATCTACATCAAGAACAAGCGCCAACTGCGCGAGGAGTGCCGTAAGCGCGGCCTCTCCTCGCAGTACCTGGAGGACCTCTGACATGAAGATCGTGCTGATCTTCAAGGAGGGCGGGGACGAGGTGGAGATTCTGAACCCGGAGCCAATCGCAATGCGCCGGGTCGAATCCCTCCTCCTGAAGGTCCCGCATGCCCTCCGACATGCGATGCGTCGGAAGCAACAGGCTGCGGGCAAGGCTCGCAGCGGGAAGAAGTGAGGTGACCTATGGACACTGAGAACCTGCAGAACACCGAAGCAGAGACCGAGGGTCAGGCCCACGAGGAGGGCTCTGAGTCCGAGCAGCAGGGCGGCTCGCAGGGCGAGCCGATACCCCCGTACATCGAGGAGATGAGCAAGGCTATCTCCGTCCTTGCCAAGTCTGTGCAGGATATTCAGCAGCAGCAGGAGGAGCTTGCTCAGAAGATCCTCGCCTCAGCCCGCCCGGGTTCGCAGAGCGAACCCGGGGAGGAACTTTCCAGCTCGGGCTCTGTCAAAGAGCAAGAGAGCGAGGAGGGCTGGCCCTCCCCCGACGAACTAGAGACGATGAGCCGTCGGGAACTCCTCGATCTGATCGAGCGGAAGCTCGAGCGCCATGTCGAGGAGCGCGTAGGAAAAGTCCTGCAGGAAGTGCAGTCGGTGCGGGCTCGCACCGAGGAGGAGAAGGTCCTCCAAGAGATATCGCAGCTCGAGAAGCAGCATCCTGACTTCTGGGAGTGGCGCGACGAAATGATCAAGATCGCACAGGAGATGCCCGGCATCTCCCCGCGTCGCGCCTACCTCCTGGCAAAGCAGGAGAACCCGAAGAAGGCCGAGGAGCTGGCCGCAAAGTACCAGCGGAAGGACGACAAGGACGAGGGCAACGAGGGTGCCCGGCCCCGGTTCGCGGGGCTCACGCCTACGAGTGGACCCGCGCCCGCTGCGCGGGGTAAGCTCCCGCCCGAGAAAGCTGCGGAAGCAGCTTTCGAGGAGGTGAAGGCCCGCTTCGGCGACGTCTTCGCCGCGCAAGAATAGAGGAGACTGAGCAATGCCTGGCACTCTCGTAGAGGCGCTCGACAATCTATACACCACCACCTGGCAGAATATGAAGAGTCAGGTGGCGGATCAGATTTTCGACGCCACACCCTTCTACTTCTGGCTCAAGAGCAAGGGTAAGATGAAGACGGTCTCAGGAGGCCGCTTCATCACTGAGCCCCTGCAGTACGCCAAGAACGATAACGTGACGTGGATCGGCCGCGGCGGCACGGTCAGCCTGAACGATCAGGAGTTCCTGACCGTCGCCTACTATGAGTGGCGGTACCTCGTCGCGTCCATCGTTCGCTTCGGCGTTGACGACCAGAAGAATCGCGGGAAGAACCAGATCATCGACCTGATGATGGCGAAGCTCCAGAACGCCCGCGATTCTCTGATCTCGGAGCTTGAGTCCCGCCTCTTCGCCGGCGAGGGCAGCTCCTCGAACGCCATGGACGGTCTGCTGCATCTGGTGCAGGACGATCCGACGGTGTCGAGCACCGTCGGCGGCATCGACCAGAGCAGCAACTCGTGGTGGCGCAACCAGTCCATCAACATGACCGGTGTCTCGTTCGCGTCCTCCGGTGTTGAGAACATGCGGCGGATGCTGAACAACACCATGAACAACCTGAAGATGGACGCGCCCGACATCATCGTGTGCGGGCAGCAGCCCTACGAGTTCTACGAGGACAACCTGCTCTCCTACTACCGGATCACCAACAACAAGTTGGGCGATGCCGGCTTCCAGAACCAGGTGTTCAAGGGGATCCCCATGGTCTGGAGCCCGTCCTGCGGGAACCGCATGTATTTCCTGAACACCCGGTTCATCAGCCTGGTCTACGATCCCGCCCTCTTCTTCGACATGACGGAGTGGAAGGCGATCCCCGACCAGGTGAACGATCGGGCCGCCCAGATAGTCAGCGCCATGCAGCTCACCGTGAGCCGCCGGCGCTGCCAGGGCGTGATCTACGGCATCGACACTGCCTGAGTGGGAGGGTAGAGCAATGCCTGCCGGACAGAAGAAGGTGTTTGCGACCCCCCTCACCGCGGTCGAGACCACGGACAAGGAGGGCGTGGGTACGATCCGGATCGAGGGGAACAAGATCTACAAGTGGGTCAAGCTCCTCAACAGCACGGCCAACGTCTCCGGCGTGGCCGGCGACCTCGTCGCGTATGCGAAGAACGGGTACGACCAGCACACGGTTGTTACCGACTTCACAGACGCGGACGCGGCGCCGGTCGGGGCGGGCCTGCTGGTGGCGAGCGTGCAGGGGCAGGCCGGCACCGCCGAGTATTGCTGGATTCAGATCGCCGGCCCGGCGACCGCGAATCAGGCGCTCGGTGGCTCGCCCGGCGAGGGTGCCCCGCTGATGGCCAGCTCGACCGACAAGGCCCTGACCCTCGCCACCGCCAACACCACGACCGGGGCCCTGAACGGGCTGCCGATCGCGGCGGCGGTGGACGTGGCAGGGAAGAAGGTCGCGCTCAACTGCCCCTTCTGAGCTTGGGCTGGGGGCGGGCTCCGGCCCGCCCCCTCCCCGCTTTCACTAGAAAGCGGGCGTGTTCACTAAGTGAACATGGGAGGGGCAGATGGGCACTCTAACCCTCGCAGATCTCAAAGATGAGCTGCGGACCGCCCTCGGCGGTCGCACCGACCAAGACGCTCGCCTGACCCGCGCGATCAACCTCGCGCAGGTCCGTGCCGCGCGCCTCTGGGACTTCGACGAGCTGCGGCGCACCTACAAAGCCACCAACTTCTACAACAACGACCCGGACGACCGGTTCCTCGCCTTCCCGGCCAACATCCGGAAGGTCCACTCCCTCGTCCTCGAGGACGGGGCGAACAGCCGCAAGCTGACGTATGTCCCGCCCCGTCAGTGGGACAAGTTCCTCTCCTCCGTCGAGACAAGCCGGCGTGGGCGCCCCACCCACTATACAAAGTGGCAGGATCAGATCGAGTTCTACCCGATCCCCGACAAGCAATATACCTGGCGCCTGCGCTGCACAATCTGGCCCGCTGACTTGTCTGCCGATGCAGACAAGTCGGACCTCGACGAGAAGGACGATCTGATCATCGCCCTCGCCGCCTCCTGGATATACCTCACCCTCGGCGACAACGACCGAGCCGCCTACTGGTACCGCGTCGCGCGCAGCCTCTTCCAGGAGGGTATGTCGGAGGAGGGCGCACAGGTTGACCTCGAGATCAAGGCGGGCGACCCGGTCGCCGTGCCCGCTTCGGGCACGTACTGGTCCGACCCATTCGTCCGGAGTGCGCCATGAAGTGGCTGATCATTCTCTCCATCGGCGTGGCCGTCGGCGTAGCAGCAGCGCTGCTCTGGCTCTTCCGGAGGTTCCTGTGAGGCTGCCCTCCAACTGCATCCTCTGGGCCGTCTGGATGTGGCTCCGGCACGGCGGCTATGTCCGCGTGCGCCGCTCCACCCACTATATCTTCGGTGGGAAGAAGCGCGGCTGGTGGCCGCACGTCTCCTGGTCCAGGGACGGCCGTCATTGGTGGTCCTACGGCCCGCCCGACGATCCGCCACGCCTGTATAAGGCATGTCTGCGGCTGGGCTTCCCGCCACCGCTCTACTTCGGAATCGTGCGGGAGGAGGTGGACTGATGCGATGGGATATTCTCAGGTCTGAGCTGGCGAACGACCCACTCGGCCGGGGCTACGCCACTATGTCGGACGAGCAGGTTGCTGCCTCCCTCAACAACCCAGACCGCCTCATCGTGCAGAGCACGATGGTCACCGCAAAGGGCCTGATGGCCCTGCTCGACCCGGCCACGGCCGCTGCCATCCTAGACAAGTTGGAGGCCGCTGCCTCCTCCAATAGCACGGTGAAGTGGATTCTCTCCTTCATGCAGGGCAGTGCCGAGGGCGTGGACCTAGGCCACCCGAACACCAGGGCGCAGATCGATGCGCTGGCAGCGGCCGGTGTCCTCTCCGCGGACGAGGCTTCCCTCCTCAAAGCCCTAGCCGACAATCTCGTCAGCCGGGCCGAGGAGCTGGGGCTGCCAGAGATCAAGCCGTGGATGGTCGCGCACGCGCGAGGTAGCTGACTATGCCGATCACGAAGCAGGCGAGACAGGTCACTTGGGGCGGCGGTGTCACGGTGAGCGTTGCGGCGGGCGCTGCCACGAACAGCGACACGATCACGCC